GCGGCACCAGCGTCAAAATGAGTCATGACAACTGTAGGTGTGCCAATCATGGCGGTGGATGCTGCGTTAGCACCACGTTTGATGGCGCCATTGATAGTCCAGCGTGCGCTATCACCAGCACCAGTTACACCTGCAATGACTTCACCACTGAAGCTGTAGGCGCTGTTGTTGGGCAGGATGACTTGGTTGGTGGTGGTTGCGGCGCTGTTGTTACTGGCAAGAACTGTGGCAGTAGCGTCTGTTGTTTGACGGGCTAGGAGCAGCAGGGCGGATTGCGTGCGGCCTTGCAGAGTACTTATTGGGCTATTGCACGCAGGGGTTACGCAATACCCTTGAATCCCGCGTGTTATTCCTAAACTGCCACCTAAAACAGTCGAACCAATAGCATTTGCTGTGTTGGAGTCACCACCTACTACTGTGGAAAAAGTTTGAGATGCCGTATTGGAACTTCCACCACAAACTACGGCATTAGCAGCGGAAGCAGTATTGGCCTGTCCAGCCCCCACAAACGCATACTGCCCACTCGCCGTATTGCCACTGCCTCCACACACCGTTGCGTGGGTGCTGGTTTCGGCGCGGTTAGATTGGCCGCCGCCAACGAAGGAATAGTTGCTGGAGGCGGTGTTGCTTAGGCCGCCGCAGATAGCTGCCTGCGTCGCATTGGTGAAATTAGATGATCCACCGCAGATTGCTGATTGCGATCCTGCTGCTGTGCAATTGTCTCCACCCGCAACGGTGGAGTACTGTCCTGATGCAGTGTTGCTTTGGCCGCCTCCTATTGTTGAATAGGCTGCGGAGGCCACCCTAGTTGAGCTAGCGCGCTCTTTTTGCCAATCTGTCGCAAAGTTTCCACGCTTATTGCCACCAGCCACCGTCCCATCCGGCACCTGAGCTAGCGTTGCGCCACTGCCCTTGGCAAGTAGCGCAATATCCATATTGGGAACGCCGATTGGCAATTCCTTTATTTCAGTTACAGGTACTGTTGTATTAACACCATCATTATCAATGCGCGTAAATAAACGCAGTGTTGATGCTGCCCAGGCAATGGGGTTTACGTTCATGTCAGATCACCACCAAACGCTGTAACGCGAACGGTGCCAGATGAAGGTGCAACGCTGATCGTGGCGCCAAGTTTATGGCTTGTGCTAGGCAGCACCAGATCGGTGTATGCCGTCACGAGGCGGTATCCCTTGACCGTGTTGCTGCCGGTAGTGGCGGTAATGGTTACCTGATCAAATAAGTCCCACTGCGTGCCATCCCAGAGGAAAATATTGACCAGCGCCGCCACCGTCGTTGCGGTGCCCTGCACGTTGATGCTCAGCACCCTGGTGCCAGCGGCCACACCTGTGATCAGATCAGTGATCGTGCCGGTGCCATCAGTTGCCGTGTTGGCTGTACTCAGCGAACAACGCCCAATGCGTGGCGTTGAAATAAAAGCAGGTGAAGCAGCCATGGCTTAAATGCAGGTTGTGTTGAGGTAGAGGTTATCGCCAACGGAGCTGCCACCGCCACCACCGCCTGACGTGGCCCATGACAGTACACCAGATCCGTTAGTGCTAAGCACTTGGCCGGTGGTGCCATCAGCAGCAGGCAGCGTCCAGATGCGGTTGCTAGTGATTGTCCCAGGCGCCTTGAAACCGACATAGGCGGATGAGTCCGCATCAGCCAACCGCAACTCGCGTTGCGCCTTGAGAACAATGTCAGTCTCAAAAGCCCGTGACATCAGCCGAGCACCACCACGCGATAGGCGTTAGAAGCAGGCGCCGTGGCAAACACCAGCGTTGCAGTGGTTGTGCTGGTGCGCTGCACGTCCACCTCCACGTCGTCATATTCGCCGGAGTTGGGAAACACCCGAATGATCACGTCACGAGTGTTCAGGTTGTGTGTGACCACATAACTGGTGGCGCTGCCATCACCAACGCTGGTGGATACCTTGCGCAGACGCCCTGACCATGTGGCCAGCTTCAGTGGCGTGACAATCCGCAGATCATCGGTGCCAGCGTCAACTTCTGCTTGGGTGGCAAGCTCAGCAATGCCAGCGGTGGTTTCACTAGCAGCGGGTGCCGCTGCTGCAAACGATGTGAAGATAACGTTGTTGGTATCAATTACGCCGTTGATTTGCGTTTGGCGCCAAGTTGTACCAGCGTCGGTGCCTTCTTCAACCGTGATGATCGCCTGTTCCAGCTCGGCAAACGTGCTGGCATCCAGTGAACGGGTCAGCGCTGTGGAGGCGCCATTCCATACATAAATGCCGTTTTGGCTTTGCGTGGATTGGTTGCGGACCAGCACCCGGTCCTGCGATGCCATCGTGATGCCATCAATCGTGGCACCAGGACTGCTTAGGTTGATATTGCTTTGGGTACCGACGCGGGCACTATCTTTCCAAGCCAGACCTTCAACCGCAGAATCCACGTAGGACTTGGGTACGGCGTCGCCTGCTGCGGTAGGCGTCGGAACGTTAATGACCTTCGACGTGCTTTGCAGGTCGATGTCTGTAAAAAACTTACGAGCCATATCAGATCAGGCGAGCTAAGCCAGCGGATGCTGGACTCAGTGTAACAACGGTTTGATTGACAGTTGGATGTGCCACCTCGCCGTCAATTTCTTGGCTGCCAGCATCCAGCAATTCAACAGATGGTCTAAACCCAAGGTTGTGGTTGATTGTCCATGTCGTTGCTGGTGCTGCTTGGACATATTCAAAAGCTGTTCCAGCATCACCCTTAGGGCCTTGCGGACCAACCGTTGTTGCGGTGACAGTATTGGTAACAGGAACCGTAACGACGGTGGAACTGCCGTCACCTTCAGTAACAGTGACTGTATTGGTAACTGAACTGACAACGACGCTGGTCATGCTGTGTAACCTTCCGACACGTAGATGATGCCTTCAAGGTAATACTCCTTTAGGCCACTGGGATTTGTGAGCAATACGTCGTAATACGCTTCATCAGGCAGCGTTGCCGCTTGACCGCTAGTCAATGCAATGGCAATGGTGCCGGTGCTGCGGTTGGTGTAGGTGACCGTGAAATCAGCGTATTTGGTGGTGCGATCTTGATTCCATGCTTGGGCCGCAGCCGTCCAACCAGTTAGGTTGATTGCAGTGCCAGTGCTGTCTTTGAACTGGAGCGTGACACTGTAATCCGCCCGGCGTTGCAGGCTGATGTTGTAAGTGCCGGGTGCTATCGCCATAGCAGCAGTCTAGCCTTTACCTTGGCCACGGCGCTTCTTACGGCCATGGTTAGGACGTGACCGTTTGCCTTGGCCTTGATTGGTCAATTTCGGTGGACCAGGCTGGTGGCTGATGTGTGCTGCACCAGCTTTTGCGCGGACTGCCATTAGTAGCAAATCATAAGGGTGCCATCGGACTTGCGGTAAATGTCACCGGCAACAAGTCCGCCACTGGTTGCAGCAGCATTATCGGCATAAGTCGGAGTATCGGCAATGTTGACAATTCCAGTGGATTTAATTTGCATCCGAGCGACAGAAACAGTTGAGCCAGATGGAGTCGTTCTGAATTCTAGGCGTCCCGGCATTGAAGCAGAACCGGGAGTGCCGTCTACAACAGAAGAAATAGTAGCTGCGTCAATAAAACTGCTAACGCCGTTTGCGCCACGGAATTGAATAAAACCTATTATATCATCGTCCGCAACAATAGCATTTGTGCCCAAAGTATTATTTCTTGATCTATCAATTGTAATAAGAGCAAGTCCTGCCGTTGTATAAGCACCAACTCCAATTCCAGGAGCTGCAAAAGAACCAGCGCCTGCTGTGTATAGGCGTTGCGAAACAACATTGCTGTATTTAGTAGAAGCACCAATTAAAAGCGTGCCAGAGCTGTCGATGCGCATGGCTTCAACGCCGCCTTCAGCAAAGGCAAGTGTGTCTTCTCCTGGATTAAATACTCCAGTATTAGGGTCACCATCAAAACTAAAACTTGGCGCTGCCGCCGAACCTGCCGGTGCGCTGGCAAGCAGTTCGCCGTAGGTGATCTTCTTGTTCTTATCGGCTGCCAGAGCCTCACTAATGTCAACGATGGGCAACAGGTCACCCGTTGCTGGTGCTGTCAGCGCTGTCAGATCCGAAATTCTGCGGTTAGCCATGGGAATCTCTGTGTAGTGGTAGGTTAGCCTTCAATTCCCAGCAGTTCCTTAAGTTCCGCCACGGTTAGGCCGGACTGCGCAAGCTTTTCAGCAGGCGACAGCACGGCTGGTGGTTCAGGTGGTGGCAAGATTTCAACGTTCCATGCCCCATTCCTAAACACCGCAACCTCAGGATCTGCTACTTCAGGCGGTGTAACAGTTGTGGCGTATGCCGGGATCAGAAAAACGCCAGGTTCTAGCGGTGACTCGTCGGCAACCCCTTTGGCATAAAGGATACCAGTATCAGCAATGTAGTGGTAGATATTCATGATCAGAATTTAATGCAGGCCAGAAGAGCAATGTTGCGGGGGCGAGTTTCGGTGCCGCCGGTACTACTAGTACCAGTAGTAAAAGTGCCTCCGCTATAATAGGCAACCGCAAGGCTACCACCACTACCAGTCTTCTCAGTACTATTGTAATTTGTAAATGTATGCGTATGATTCCTAAATAAATCTGCCTGAGTACTGCCAAGTGCTCGTCCACTATCCACACCACGGCTATCATCCCAGCCACGCATAAATTCGCCCCTTAGGTCGGGCACGTTAAACGTGGTGCTGCCATCGCCTACGCCAAACGTGGTCCCAATTGCCGCAAATAAAGTTGCATAGGTTGTCCGACTTACTGCCGCACCATTGGCTTTAAGGTATCCAGTTGGGGCCGACGACAATGCAACAAGAATAATCTGGCCTGTTGGAATGCCACTCGGGTTAAAACCAGCTGGATCCAAAATGCCCTCTGTGATCCAATCAGTGTTGGATCCGTTTCGTATTTTCTTGACCGGTGGATTGCTGCTGGTATCAACCCACGGCTGGAATGCCACGGTTACGGTCGGTGCGGTGTTGCCGCTGCTTTGGCTGTAGAGCGCGGCAAGGTTGTCGTTGATGTCTGCGCGAACGCTTGGAAACGTTGCGTTTTG